CAAAAATTGTTGTGTTTACTCTTGCGAGGCAACAAATGATGGTGGTGAATTAAACGTTTGCTGCATTTTTGGTGAAACTAAATTAACAGATGAATTCTCATCCATTATCTTAAACACATCATCCAAACTTGCATTAGGTTGGTTTGGTGGTCTGCGGCCAAGTCGATATGCAGTTTTTGCGGCAGCCTTTGATGAAACTTGACCCATCATGGCCGGAAAATCTTGCATTACTTGAGATTGCAAACTTTCACCAATGCCTTTACCCCTAAATGCTTCTGGAACTTCTAAACCTAAAACAGACGCTGTATTGTCTGGGCGCTTCACTACTTCAATTGATCCACCACTAACTGGGTCGGTTTAACGTAATCTGTCAGCACCAGTGCCAAAAATATTAGAAGCATCACGCTTTACAACGTCAAATTGATTGCCAGCAGGCAAGCCAAGGCCACCTTGCGCTATTGGTAGAGAAGCCCGTTGCGGCGCCAAGCGCAAGGCTTCGTCTTGAGGGGCGGTAAATAACGATACCGGTGTGACCTTTATAGAGCCACCAGGCTTGCCAACGTCAATGCTGAAATCCAATCGACCATTGGGAAACTCATCATCTAAATTTAATTTGCTAGGATTAACCTTAACGGGAACTACAGTATCACCGTAACCAGTAGTTGGTGTTCTTTCAGTAGTCAAATAAACCGAGGGTTCACCCGCAGACTTTAATACACCAGTCTTTTGAATACTTTGAGCAGCATTCTTGTTGGTGTGATGAAACAATGTAACTGTTCCATCTGCATTCAGGGGTAAACCAGTAATTTCATCAATTTTTGCAACCGATTGACCACCCAGCGGAGCACTGTTATCAATCTCCTGCCGCCACTTCCCGTCTGGCCCCTTCCATGTGCCCGTCTCTTTCCAGATCGTGCGGGCATCGGTGCCTATATCGGCAAGCATCTTGGCTTTGCTTGCTTGAATGGCATCCCATGTTCTGGCACCTTTGCCAACAAACATACCGCCAATCATTGGCGCGGCCAGTGCTGCACCTTTGGCAATTCCTCCTGGTGTTGGAACGGCTATCGAGGTAAGAAACTCGGTGATAGGTGCACGGGCTGAGCTGACTAGACCAACGTCTTCCAGCTTCTTGCCAAGGTATTCGCTACTGCCAAAAACCTGTTCATCTGGCGTTTTGTAGCCGAATGGCCGCATGACCATAGTAGCCAGGTCGACAGGGCCACCAAACACGCCTGCCGCTGTGCGGTAAGCGAGGTCTTTGATGCTTGGCTCTGCCATTACTTAGGCTCCTGGTTCGATCATTACTGTGGTGCCTGGTGTTTGCTCCATCTGCCCAGGTGGTACAAGGTCGGCCATCATTTTCAGCGCGTGGTCTTGCGAATCTATGTCCACGTTGCTCAAAGTCTCAACCGTTTTGGCTCGGCTAAGTTCAGCGTCGGCAATGGTCTTAACGGTGCTGGCGCGTGCCTGGGCTGCCTTTGCTGTGGCTTCTTCTGCTGCGGCCTGGAGATACATGGCGTTCGGGTCTTGGGGCTTGCCTTGCATCTCGGCCATAAGTTCTTCGGCTTCTGTGTCGGTTGGCTTAACCACGCCCATGCGCAATAGTTTCTTGCGGAAGTAGGCGTTTGCGTCGCTTAGGCCTTCGCCTTCCATGTTCATCATGGCCATGGCGGTGATAACCTGGGCAGTCTCTGGGTCTTGGGTAAGTTGCAGCATGCCCGTTAGGGAGCGTACTGTCGCTTCACGTTTACTTGTACTTGATGGGCCAACGTCAGCCACCACGTCAAAAGTCGCAGAGCTGAGGTCGTTTTCCATCATTACTTCGCCGGTTTCCTGGTCAATGGTTGGGCGCATGAGTTCAACCATGCCGGCTTCTCCGGTAGGAGCAATGGTTTTCATCTTGCGCTTGTCTTCAATGTACAGCTCCTTGGCCATTGATAGCCAGATTTCACCGCAGCGCTTCATTCCCTTGGCAAAGTTGCTCATGTAGATGAAGGATTGCATGTCGACGCGGGTCTGAATCATCTCCACAGCCTTGCCTGACATGCCGCTGACCATCTTGTCTGCACCTTGGGGGTTGCCAAGGATGTCTTGCATATCGGTTTCAGTGATCTGCAAGAGCGCTGCCATGGCTGGCGGGATATTGGGGGCACGGGTGTAGGCGACCGGGCCGCTGATTGACTGGTTGCCGTTCTGGTCGGTGATCGGATTAATCAGCAGATACGGGTAGTCTTTGAGGTTGTCCTCTGCCCACATGACCTGGTGACCTGCAACTTGTTCTGGGGTAAGGATGGGCTTTTCAACTGAAGACAGGGCACTGATCTCGCCCAGCTTGGAGAGTTGCATGTTCTTGAGGCGCTGGGCGTCTTTGGCTAGGCGGACGTGGCCCATGCAGCGCTCGACGTTATCAACAAACCAACGCTTACCGTAAACAACCACGATGGGGATGCACTTGCCTGCAATGTAGCCTGCGTCCTCTAGTACCTTTCCGCCAGACAGAACGTATTTGCGAACGCGCTTTCGCTTGACGCGCTTTTGACGCACCTCAACCGTGCCGATGGCCGCAAGGGTTTCTTCGAGGGTTTCGTCGTTGGTAAAGTCGACCTGGGTGTAACGCTCTTCGGTGCCGTCAATGGCTTGAAATATGCGGATAGTCTCGGTCTTTTCCTCAACCTTGTAATATTCTGCAACGTACACGACGTCAGGCGTACACCAGTCAAACTCATACTGGTGGATGATCTTGGGCCAGTCGGTTGGGTCATCACCCCAGGTGTCTTTGTAGGCCTGGCGGGTCATGCTGGTGACGACAAAGCAGTATTTTGCGTCTGACTTGTCCTGGCGTTTGGCCCCAAGATCAAAGAACACCGAGCTATCAGCGTCAAAAATAGGCTCAATCCTGATACGTCGGCGGTCGTCCTCGTCGTTCTCCTCATCCTCGTAGACCGTGCGCAGGCGCCAGGCGCCAATTCCGCCGCCGACTGCTTCCTCGAATGCGTTGTCGTAGGCTTCATCAGCGACAGAGGCTTGCTCGTCTGCCCGGTAGAGGCCATCACAGACTTCAGCTAGCTTGTCGTTCTCTACGCCGTCTTTACTAACGTAATCAACGGTAATTCGATTATTACGGTATTCGTTGATGATACGAATCACGGCCAGCATGATCTTGTTAACCTCAAACTTGGGCTTGTTTTCGTACTGATCCCAGAGAGGGCCTTCCCACTGAGCCCCGGACAGTGAGTAAAAACGCCGGTCTTGGAGGCATTGCAGGCGCTCATCGCGCAAAGCGCTTTGCACGTCGTCGAACTGCGCCAGTGCTTCGGTGTGAAGGTTGGCTAGGCGTTGGTCATTGGATAGTCGGGCCATAAAGGTTCCTTACTTTGTGCGATTGTCTCACCACTTATGCATAGTGGCAATTGGCTTAAATACTGCCGGTTTAGCTGCGCCAGAGCGCCGGACAGCTTCGCAAGCGTAGCGCAGGGCGTCAATAACGTGGTTCTTTTTATCCTCCAGAACTGGCAGGATTTTACCCGTTAGGGGGTCTTGCTTGTAACTGTACAGGGTCAGCTCGTCAATTGTATGGATGCAGCGGGGGTGAACCACTATGTCGTAATTCTTCAAAAATTCAATTCCTTCCTCCACTGATTTCGGGCCTTTAACCGCTGTCATGATCTTAGGAAATCCGTTCTTTCTCATGTGGCTAATCGTCTCGGGCCGGGCTGAATCGGCCACGATAGGCCATTTCTCGGCCTCTGGTACTTGCATGAATAGATCAGGGGTGTTGACGATCTCGCAACCCACCATATAGGCCTCGTGGTCAATGTAGAGGGTTCGCCCAATGATGTGGCACCGCACCAAAGTGGTCGGGTCAACGGCAAAACCCCAGTCTGCACCCAGGCGGTGGATTGCGTCGCTGGGTGCCTCAAACTCGTCAATCTTCCAGTTCTTGAACACTCTGGCATTGCTGTTGCTCAGGTACTGGCCCATCCAAACGTGTTGGTATTTGTCCGGGTCGCGCCTGCGGTCGTACTCCATTTCGTCCCTAAGAACGTCGGGAAACCACGGGTTATCGGTGTAGTTTACCTTTAAGACGGTGGCGTCCTTTGGTGGGGTTTCGCCTCGCAAGAGAGTATCTACCGGGTCGCTTGCCTGCCTAGGGTTCCAGGTAAACCAGAGTTCAGACTCGGGTTTTCGAATCGTGGGCCGAAGTAGGTCAAGGCTGGTTTGGCTTAGGCTTTGGGCTTCCTCAACCCAGGCGCAGTCGTAGCCTTCCAGCGATTTAATTGAATCAGCGGTATGGTTCTGCATACCTTGGAAAATAATCGCTCCATCGCCCTTCCTGGACTTGATGACGGCATCCTGAACTTCAAAGTAGGCGCCAGCGTTCATGCCTTGGATTTTGGTTTCCAGCAAACGCTTGACGGACTGACTCAGGGATTTCTGAATCTCCCGGACGCAAACGCTTCTTCGCTTTTGGTCGATGATGTGCGCCTCAATCATCAGCTCTGCAAATAGATGCGATTTGCCCGAGCCTCGGCCACCCCAGGCGCCTTTGTAGCGGCTGGGCTCCAGCAAAGGAAGCGCCCAGGCTGGGGTTTGGAGTTGGAGGGTGGTCATTTATTGTTCGCCATGCGAATCAAAAAACCCAAGTCTTGCATTGCTTCGAGTGCGGCCACATTGAAAGCACTCCAAGCCACCAACATAGAACCGCTGCCAGCGCCGCTTCCACCAGTTACGCCAAGTCCGTCCACAAACTTGACCCGCCCCTTAAGGAACAGGATGGCGTCAGCTTTGGCAACCGAGTCGTGAAACCATGCGCAATCTGTGCGGGCGAACACCAATGCAATGCCGTTGCGGTGTCCGTGCATCTTTTTGAGCCATGCTTGCGTGTGTTTGCCGTAGGGTGGGTTCAGCCAAACTCGGCCAGTCCAAGGCTGCAAAAGCCCGT